ACGGTTGAACCACTTTAAGTACATCTTCATCATTTTCTTATCAATGGCGAACCAGTTGTTACTGTCCGTCAGATAATCCCAAACGACGATTTCGTACTTGCCCTTATTGAAGTTAGGGTTGTTGTCAGCGGTGTCCATTTTACCGGTTGCGTTGACAATTTCCCAAGCCTGCTCTTCAAGAGCCGGTGGAACTAACAAGCAATCAATGCGAGAGATAAGCAAGTTATCTGTCTCATCAGTAAGCGCGCGCATTAACAGACGAGTTGCCTCAACTGCTGTTGCGGACAACGCTGTACTTCCAACGTTGCTGTTAGTAACGTTTGTACCCACACGAGTGTGAGCACCCGCACATAACGCAAGACCATCACCACCTGCAAAAACAGATGTGTTAAAAGCATTGTTGAAAACAGAAGAACCATGTTTCTCTTTTGTTCTCTTGGAAACCAATGCCAATTGTGCCGGTCTCTTGTTGATAATACTATAAAGGTCATCGTCGACGAGCTTACGCTCAATCTTAATTCCCTTTACCCATTCCCTATGTGAATAGGACACTCTGTACTGCTGTTTGAAGTCATCGTAAGGAATGTTACCATCAAACTCCTCAAGATCACCCATCCCACCAACACCGAGGTCGTATTCAACAGATTTGTTTGACTTCTCAAAGCCGAACAGGTTATCCACTTGACCTTCAGGGAGCGCGTACTCGTCCATGAAGATTTTGCGAAGACCTGGGTCCAAGAGATAGCCAAAGTTCTCCGAAGCTATTACGCCCATAATTTACTCCTTTATATTTTAAGCCTGCCAAACATTACCGTTAATCTTCGCATAAGCGAAAATCTTGGCACGATCTGGAGCTCCGTTAGATCTAACTGATTTGTCCTGTAATCCACCAGAACCCGGTGTTTTCTGCGGGCGAAGAATCTCGCTACCGTTGAAAACAGACTCAACACGATTCTCAAGAATTGTCAACGTGATAGCATCTGTTCCTGCTACCAGAGTATCGATGTCAATCTCACCAGCTTCGATGTCCAACGCATCCGCTGTTAACGGAACAGTGACTTGAGAACCTGTACCAGCTTGCTGAATGATGATACCTGCTGCTGCTGTGGTATCTCCACCAGTTAAGATAGTTAAGGTGCTGTCCGTTGCTGCTGTAGCAGAAGTGATAACGTAATCGAACTGACCTGTATCAGTGGAATAAGCCCAACTTCCACCAGCATCGTCAGTACCTTCACCGGAAGTACATGTGTAGACCAACGTGGTGTCAGTGCTAGCAGTCCATGTGATCGGGGTAGCTTGGCTATACTCAATCGCATAGATCGCACCAGGATTGATGATAACCTTTAAGGTATCAAGAGTCGCTAATGCATGCGTTCCGGTTAATGTTGCGCCATCGTTTCCGAGGGTATTACCAGCTGAACTTAGTCCAGACTGTGCAGGTAAGGTCTCGCCTTGGTTCGATACTCCAACGAATCGGAGACTATCTCCGCCTCCACCAGTTTGATTCATAGAGGAAACAGCGCCGACTTCCCCATCAAGACCAGTGCCTGTGTCATCAGCGTTAGCTAATGCACCAGCTTTAAGGATTTCTCCATCGTTGTATGTATCAGCAAATGCTGGAAGGTCTTTTACGACCAACTCAGAACCATCAATACAATATTTAAACTTTGCCATGATTAATTCTCCTTAGCCTAGCGTACCCGTAAGGGCTACTTACGGACTCTAAGCTGCTCGGGATTTATATTATTAGAGATGTCGTATATCACAACTTTGCGGCATTCCTTGCAAATATACCTGATACGAAAAGGTGTGCTACCTTGCTCATCTTTCTTCCACCTCTGAGCACCACACTTCTCATTCCAGTCATCCTTGTTTGGATGCGGACACACTAAAGGTGTCCCATACGCCATCTTGTTTTTACCAGATGTAAATATTCCCATTACTTGGGTGCCTGCTGATTAGCCATATAATCTTCGACAGACATCCCCATCACATTAGCGACGTTAATCTGCTCCTGTGTTGCAGCGTTTCCTTGAACAGGTGCCGGCGCTGAGAAGCTCCCGGGTGGTGTTGCTAACCCTTGAGCACTGATTTCTCCTCGACGATACTTCTCAAGTAGCTCTGCTTCCTGGTCCTTCACGATTTTATCCGTGTTTTGGCCTCTGACCATAAAGTAAGATGCTTCCAATATCCCTTGTCCGCCTCTTTGGTTAAGTGGTAAACTACGCACTTGACCTAGAGCCACACTTCGGTAATTATTGAAATCAGGATACCTTCTAGCCAACTCATCAGCCTGAACTTCCAGTCCAGAGTCAATCCTGTCTCTCCAGTCCATCGCATACATTATCTCAACCCTAACTGCCTTCTTCGGATCTTCCTCCCACAAAGCTTCAAGCTCTGCTTTAGGATCAACCTGATTCTGTTGCTGTTGAGGTTGTTGATATTGATTTTGTTGGTACTGGAATTGCTGTTGCTTCAAATCAGAAATCTCCTGTTGGAGAGTTGCTGTTGTTGCTTCAGCAGATTGCCTCTTATCACGTTCCTCGTGAAGTGCTGTAATAGGAACCTCTTTTTGCGCTGAGGTAGGCGGTACGCCAGGCTGTTCAGCCCCTGGTGTTGGCTCTCCGGGTTTAAGCGCCTCTGGAGTAGGCGTAACAGGTGGTGTTCCCTCACCTGAAGGTTCTGGGCTGACGGCCCCAGACGGTACTTGTGGTTCGTCAGTAGGATTGGGCGTATCTGTCATATTAGCTCCTTTTCGCGCTATGTACGGCATAGCGAACCGAACACAGGTTAAGCCTGTGGGTCTTGTTCACGATCTATAACATCAGCAGGTAACCGTGTAAGTGCCTGATAGCACTGAACAGTCGCCTGAATGACGGGTAATTCTTCAGGTGTGCATGTGACTAACTTTGTTGTTTCGAATGCAACCTTCCTATCCAATTCCTCAACAATGCCCTGCCATAGCAAACTGGTTTTCAATTCATTGGCTTGCTCTACGTTCATTGTCTCTCCATTCGCATAGGACTCTGAACTGGCTGTCCTACTTCCGGTGTTTGTCCTTTGGGTCTAGCGCCTGGTCCAGGTGGTCCTTCCTGAGCTTGACTCGCATCACCAGCCGGTGGATTACCAGCGAGCTCCATCATAATCTGCTCTTCGCTAGCGCCCTCTTGCATTCTCTTTTGTATGTACTGCTGATCCTCAGGTGATAGCTGACCGGGTCCTGCTTGAACGGGCTGTTGCTGAATGATAATCTTAAAGATGTCTTTAAAGCCCATCAGCTCAGCAATGCGCCGATTAAGCTCGGCTTGGTTAATCGTTGGGTCATTAGCCGATACCTCTTTGAATCGAAGCAACTGACCAATCTGTGTTTCCTTGTTCAGCGTTTCACTGATCCCGGTCGGTATGATTTGAACCTTCTCTTGAAGCATCTCAGGTTTAACAAGTGCTGGCTCCTCCTTGCCATCGTTGGAAGTAATCTTGATCCATTCAGGTAAGGTCATGAACTGCTGAAGATGAGATAGGAACATCATCGAGACTTCAGTGATAAGGTCTGTCTCCATCTTCTTTAATACCGGTCTGAACCGAATGCCCGCAGCACCTTGTAATAAGTTAATACCTGCGGCAGTCTCTGACTGGTTCTTTTCCGTAGGCATAAGGGGAGCACTGGCTCCGGTGGCTTCACGATAGTCAGCCTTAGCCAATTCCTCTTCCTTGTATGATGATGCCGTGACATCAGGAGTGTCCATCCATCGAATTGAATTGACAGTATCTGACACTTTATGCCAGTGCCCGGGCTTTGCCACTTGTAATTTCTTAACATTAATAAGAGGGTCTGCACCATTATAGAATCCTTGCTTGTTGAGGACTAAGTCCACATTATCAAGTCGTTGGTTTACGATCTTATTCAATCGATCCTGTGTAGGCTTTCCAACAGTACCAATACCAACACCAAACCAACAAGGCTTGGATTCGCTAAATAAATTGATTTTAGCAAATGGAGGCTGTTGGAAATTATATGGGTTAGGTATTCCACGAACTTTAACTTTTCTATTAACTATTGTTATCCAATAGGGTACGGCTTTTTTTGTAACTGGTTTATCATCCTTTGTGTACGACTCATCCCACGGACCCCAGTAATGAAGGAGCTCATATTCATCACGTCTCTTCATATCTAACTTGTCTTTTCCATTAGCGTCGAGGAAGTTGGTACTATCCATCCTAGTGCTATCCGTCTCCAACGCTTCCTTGAGGTTACTGAACTTGCTTTCCGGTTGTTCTGCTAACGCTTTCAAATACTCTGCATCACAAAACTGCCTGCGGATTAAAGGTAAGCCGTCATTCATCCAAAGCTTGGCTGGGTGTGGGAACATCTCAAAGAAATTAACAGCACTACAACCAGGACGGCGATCAACAACAGCTTGGTAACGTTCACCAGTTTTATCAACCTGCCAAGCCTTCCGGTATATATAAGGTATCTCAACATATCCAGTTCCTATTAAAGTGTTCTGTGTCAACGAAGGGATAACCTCTCCCATAACGTTAGCCATACGATAATAATGCTTAAGCGTATCTCTTATGAGAATGCCTTGCTGTTCTGTTACCTGCCCATACACCTGAACATCAATAGGTGCATCATTAGGAAAGAGTGCTGCAAATATCCTAGGAGTAACCGTCTGTTCACTAGCAAAGGTAATAGGACAATGAACCGTATTCATCCAATCGTAAGACTTAGGTGGAGGAACATTATTCCACTGGTCAATGACCTTCTCCGCATCTTCAAAACGTTCAAGATGAAACTTCTCGTAGCGTTTGAACTCCTCGACGACAAACGTAGTCATCCTATCTTCTTTTGCGTTTGTTGCCCCCCGCTTAGTATGCGTTGTATCTGTGTGTGCCATTCATTAACTCCCGTATTGTCCGATGACTTCTCCGGTCTTTTTACTGAACGAACCGTAAAGTTGCTTATTGATAGGCTTACCCGTTACAACGGAGTAACCAGTGCGCGCCTGAACTTGCTTAGCCGCAGTTTTCTCATCCAACCCTTCTTTTACTAAAGCATTAAACATATCTTTTACTCTTGGTATCATACTGTGAAGGTATCATAGATACCGCCCTTGTCCTGATTATAGAATGAACCATATTGTTGCTCTTGCTGTCCAACGTAACTTTGTTGAGAACTATCAGCAAGTGCTCCGCTAGGCTGTGCTACGCCACCTGTGTAATCGTAATCATATCCCTGTTGTTCCGGCTGTTGATACTGGAACCCTGCATCGCCTAAGTTCGTTTCCTGACCTGGCTGAACACCCTGCGCTGTTTCGTAATATGCTGGGAAACCTTCTTCCGGCTTAAACTGCTGCCCTTGATAGCTTGGGTCTCTACGCTCTGGAGATCCGCGTTTCTTCTTCTTACCCATGAAAGAAGGAGCACCCGCTCCTAATGCTGCACCAAGACCCATACCTGCCCAACCAAGAGGACCCATAGCCGTTGCAAGACCAAGCATACCAGACATACCTGCGCCCATTCCTAAAGCCGATCCTGTTGCAGCCCCAATACCACCTGCTCCAAGAGCCCCAGCACCAGCCCCAACAGCACCTTGCTGAAATCTACTTTGTTGAAAACCAGTAGGAGCCGTTCCACCTTCATACGGGTTTATCTCCCCATAGTCCAAGTCCTGCGTAGGTCCACCGGCCCATGGCGCATAGCTTTCAAACGAAGTTCCAAGTCCATGGTCAACACCCATAGCCCTAGACTCATCAAAGGCTCGATAACCCTCATTTGAAGTATCAGGCATCTGACTATATCCTGAACCTGTCCAATAATCCTGTGGGTCTGTATATCCTGCTGGCATTAATAGCTCCTCAATGATGGTTTGATTCCAGAACCTCTTTTGCTCTTAGGCTTCTTGGTTTTCCCTTTTGAACTCCCGGTCTTAATATAACCAGCACTGCTACTTGTATTGGCCGAAGATCGTACAGGTGTCATCCTGTAAGGCTCTCCCATCGCTGGTGAGTGACTTCCGCTAGCCGTTGTCTTCTGTAACGGTACCATCTTCCCACCGATCACTCTGTGATATTTATTTACCATTACCTTCTCCTTTTTACAGGATTGCTAATACCCGTACTCAGTTTAGTTGCCATCGTTCCGCCACCACTCGCAATTCCTACTTTCCCACCACTTGACTTAAATGTCTTGATTGTCTTAGAATGACCTGACTGCGACCTACGAACCTTCTTTGACTTCCACTTCGGCTCGCTACTCTTATTTGGAGTAACTGAACTCCCGCGCTCGTCCCTGGGAGTTGATGTAGGCTCAAAAGTCTTAACCTGTCCTGGTCTTGCCTGCCTCGACGGACCACTCCCCGGAGAACGATACCGACCAGAAGCAGCAGCTTTGGTAGCTCTAGCCCAATCTCCCATACTCTTAGAATGAAACTTGTTTACCATTATATCGCTCCTAAGTTTGGTGAAGGAAAACCTGTTTGATTGACCCACGGTGCTCTGTTCGCACGATCAAAGTCAATTTGTCCTCTAAACATATCTTCGTAAAACTGATCGTATGTCGTATTGGGATCAGTCATAAGAGGAGTCTTACCCAATTGTCTCCCAACAGCTCCTCCAGTTATATCGGCTGCCCCAACGGCTACTCCTTCTTTGATCATCTTACCCATGCTGGGACCAAAACGCTTAATAAGATTTTTCCCACCCTGAACCCAATTCCTTGGTTGCTTGGCCTTATGCATCATTTGATAAAGGTCATCAGCAAACGTTGACTCACGAGCAGCCTGCATCTCACGTCCGTACTGACTTGATGTATCGTAGAACTCCATCCGGTTCTTATGGCCTGGTTGATTAGGATGATAACCAGATTGCGGGTTAATCCCTTTCTTTTTCATATTATCCATAAACTGTTCACCAACATCACGACCTGCTCCAGGGAGTATACTTCCCGGCACACGCTGGGACAACGGCTTTAATGGCTTCCAATTAGGATCATTTAATCCAGTCGCCTTCCAATTCCCTTTTCCGTACTTCGCATCCATATCGTTTTGGAACGTCTTTCTAAAATCCTGCATAGACTTTTTAAGCTTATCAGACATAAGTTTCTGTTGCTCAGGGGTAAGCGGCTGCCTGCTCCAGTTCATAATATCATCAATGTCGTCTTCTCCATACCCCAACTGCCTAAACATATCTTGCTTAGACGTAGGCATCCCTTCTGGGAACAATGTCGACTTAGGCGTAGCTTTCCAATCACGAGCCTTGCTCTTCCACCAATCAAGCTTATTGTCCGGCTTTAGCTTATCAAACGGACTAGGCTGCCCTTTTGGTTCCGTAAACTCTGCGTATGGATCTGTCCAAAACCAATCTGCATTAGCCATCAATACCCCATTTTCGGTTTACGTTTTCGGTCTCTTGCTTTAGGTTTCTGTCTTTTAGTTTTTCCCATTAGAACTGCCCTGCCCCTTCTTGCTGTTCAACCAGTGCGTGATAGCTCCCTGCAGTCGGTTTCTCAATAGGACGCTTCGTATATTCACCAGCATACTCAATTTCCGTCTCTTCAGGCTCTTCCATAATGTATCGGGGCCCGTAATTGTAAATATATCGCAAACAATCCATGAAATGGTCGTTTTTCTTCTTGGCAACTTCCTTTTTATCGTATTCTTCCGTGTTTCTACGGTACTCGTCCCAAATATAGTGCTGAAACTCGTAAATCGTCTGTGTGCAGTAGCTTGAAATGTGCATCTGCGGTACAGTCCGCTGTAATAGCGGTGAGAAACGGGGTGTGAGGGCCTGCCGAATCCTAGCCTTTCCAAGCATTGGGTCGGAATTGGCCCTCTGTGTAAAAACTCCATACTTCATTAGCTCTTTGCGGACGTTGAATCCACCCGCAACCACATTATCTTTGTCAGCGTGAGGGTCAATCAGCATTACGTTTGCTGGCATCGTACCTTGCTGTACCTGAATAGCCTCTGCAATAGATTTTATGTCCATATCCCTCAACCAAAGCTCATCGTAGACGTAATGATTGTCCTTCTCATCCACAGCCACCCAAAGGACTGCCGTAGGCGTGCGCTCGTGCGGGTCAATCGCCATGTACCGTGTCCAGTCCTTCTTAATCTTCGGAGGATCAATGACGTGCGTCTCAGCCACGAACTCCTTGTAGATCAGTCCTGAGAGATGCATGAACTTTCCATGCAACCGAGCTTCCTTCTCTTCTTGCGTAAGGCTGTTCTCAAACTCTTTAATCGCCTCTTCAGACAGATACGTGTTCTCCCGGATGTCAATGGTAGTAACGAAAGTGTAGTTCTTATCTTTTGCCGTATAAATCTCATCATAGATCCACGGTTGGGTGAGAGGGGTGAGGGTTAGCCAATGACGGCCGCTGTAATCGACCAACCCTCTGAGTGTAGCCACGTACTTGTCACGAGGAGGGGGCTCATCGAACCAAGCAACATGACCTCGCCAACCTTCAAATTGCTCTGTGCTCTGCTCATGCGTCAAAATATCAAAGACCGATCCGTTCTTAAGCTGGTACTTCGTCGGTATGCCCATCGGGTTTTTGACCCTGCGAGCGATAATGCTCTCGTCTAACCATTCTTCAAGGAAAGGCGTAATGACTTCTCCAACGCCCTTCTGGACATCTTTGGCACTAATGCGCCCTTTGATGCTCCCGGTGCACTTTCCCTCATCTGGGTACCAATCAGGATACTGGCCGGTCAGGTGAAACAGG